TAGTGGTAACAGGAGCAGCAGCAGTAGTGGTAACAGGAGCAGTAGTGGTAGCAGCAGCAGTGGTAGTGGTAGCAGCAGCAGTAGTGGTAACAGGAGCAGTAGTGGTAGCAGCAGCAGTGGTAGTGGTAGCAGCAGCAGTAGTGGTAGCAGAAGCAGAAGACATTATATGGTATATAATATACGATTATTGTAAAATAACCAAAAAAAATAATGCGATCAATATAATTATTTATTAATTTTGCGAATGTGTATTTTAATCAAATAAATACGCTTAATACCAATATACTCTAAAGTAATCATTTTGAAAAAAAAATCATTTTCTTTAAAAGGTAAAGATACAACGTTATTTAAGCGTATTCTGCTAAAACGCTCAGGAACATAAGTTAGCATTTTGTCCAATAAAGTTGAACACAAAACGTTGCCGTCAAGCGTATTATCATATCTTTTGTGTATAGAAAGGAAAATGTCACTTGATAGTAATGATTCGCTGTTAAGTTTATGTTTAACAAATTCTATTATATTAAATTGGTCTATAATGAATTTATCGTAAGCAGTTTTATTTTTAACAATTTGTTTCGATATATGGTTTAAAAAATCGTCATAAATATTAAGATTATTTACATCATTTTTTAAAACATCATAATCTAACTCTACGTAATTGACAAATTCATCAACGAATGTATAATAAAAATACAATTTATTATTTTGATTTTTAATACTAGGTCTATTGCCGTTAAAATTGACATTAAACGTATCCTTTAAAATATTTATGTCCCACTCAGCATTTAACTCAACATCATATTTTATTTTTGAGTTTAATTCTATACCATCGAATGATATCATTATACATATTCAGAGATAAAAACAAAAGACATTATAATCTGTACGCAAATACAAAGTGTGATATATTAAAAATATATTCGTATGTTATATGAATAGTAGTTCTTATATTACAAATTATAAAGAATCCGCAATTAAAAATGGAATAATGGTAAAAATTAAATTAAAAGGACGAATTAATATGGACTGTAATATATTAGAGATTAATCTAAACGATATGTTTTTAAATCACAGAGTAATTATTATCAATACAAAAAACGAAAAGATATTTGGAATGGTAATGTCGAATCAATATATATATTTCGAAAAGATAAATACATATTGCGAGAGTGGTTCGATTATATATATATTGACTGATAAATATTCCCAGTCAATTATAACAGATTTTACAAATAATTTCATTTCAATTCTTAAAGACGCCATTAATTTTGTTCGTACTATAGACATTTCTGCTATAGATGTCACTATGGTGTTTGACATGGATTATAATGATACTGTAGGCAGCAAATTATTATCCGAAGGTTTTGAAGACTTATTCACGATATCGCTTAGTGAATCATTAGAAATAGATAGCAAACGTATTCAAATAACAAGTATTGAAAAAGGTAGCGTAATTGTAAATTTCAAAATAATAGAAACAACTAAAGCAAATCAATTGAGGTCAATTAGAGTAGCAGAAGAATTTAAATATTTATTGTCTAATAAAACAGATGAAAATAAATTAAAAACAAATCCAATATTCAAAAATATAATAGGACTAAAAATTAATATTATAAAACAAAACAACATACCATACAATGATAAATACGGATTTCTCGGTGATTATTACATACACTTATACGAAAGCGTTTTCAAAAGCGATAATATGAATGATGTATTATTTGATGATATAGTACTAAGTATACCAACAAATGAGTCTAACGTAAAATAAGTAATAAACCGTTTAAAAATGAGTTTTTCGAATTTCTATACTCAACAAAAGCGTTATCCAAAGCATTCCTATAAGAAACATCAAGGTCTGATAAACACATCTTATGTATTTCTGTATCTTTAAATACAAAGCACGTTTCATACATACCGATTAATATTAACAGTTTTCTAAAACCACCACTATAAATGCCTGCAAATGTAGAAACGTATGCGAAATCTTTGCTTAAGAATAAATATGGAACAAGATTTTTGTAAATATTATTGTCATACTTTAATATAGGATCGTATTTATTTGGTATGGGTATCAAGTGTAATTTAACACGTAATATTTTACTGTTGTTATTTATCGCACGTTCCAAACCACTAATAGAATTGTGATTATATAGAGATGCAATTCGACCAGTATAGTCAGACATTTTAAAAATATTTGTGAAATCATTCTGTTGCGTTCTAATATCATAGGATTCCAGTGTATAATAATAGATATCTCTTAGATTATTGTATTTTTCGATCTGAATAATATCATTACTATTTAAAACCCCAGCATCCGTATAATAACCAGGTATTTGTTCAGAAACAAACACAGGCATAATACAAGAAAACAAAACATCTGTTATCTGTGTTAACGGGTCGAGGTTATTTAGATAAGTGAAATTGTTATTTATTTTAGCATATTCTGGATTGTCACTTTCATATATAGCATTATAATTGAATTGAGATAATGCCTTTAATGGATTCTTAAATTCCATCTGTTTACGTAATAATATACTAGGAATTAAATTCTCAATTTCATTTCTTATAAATATTTTGATTTCTTCGACTACAATATTCGAGAGATTGTTGTAAATAAAGAATGATTTGGCAACGCTACTGGTAATAATAGTTATTAGTTTATCAGTGTTTAGTTTGTCGATTATAGTTAATATATAATATTCAAACCAATCATCCCGCGTATTGTGTAGATTATTTAAAATGCACAATTCCAACAACATAAGTGGTATAGTACCACCAGAACTTGCTGTGAATAATATATTATCACGAAGAATTAAAACATTGTCGGAGCCATTCTTTACGAATAATTTAGACAATTTATGCCAACCATATAACACGCCTGCACAATAATTAACCGCAGTTGCACCTCCTGAGCAGAGTGATATAATAACGGTTACTTTATCATTATATGAAGCATCTTGAGTTTCTGAATTATATTGTTCTAAAGACATTTGTATAATATATATATATACAATATATGTCACAAAATGATTACATAAAAATAAAAAAAAATATAATAGCGATGTCAGAACCTTTAAAACTACCATACGTTTTACCCTCAAATGATTATACAATCTATAAAAGTTTAACTGTAAGCACCAATGTTAAAAACGATATTATAACACACAATGATTTATCTACAAGCACCAAGGTATTTGGCGTTGACATAGAAGATATAAAATGTCTTGGACTAAATATGTGTAAAAGTTCAAACCAAAGAGGTAATAGAATATTAACAAAAGCTAACCCCGAACTGTTGTGCGTAAATAAACCACCAGTATTAAGCGTCTTCGCAAGACCAACAGATAAACGAACAGATTGTAATATAATATTGTATTGTGATTGCGAGAACACATTATGTAACTGTTCTTTTTAGTTTCTATATTACACCAATAATAGCGTCTACACATATAAATCAAGAACGCACTTCGAAAGCGAATCATCGGGAATCATATTTTTCTTAAAAATATCAAAACCATTAATAACGTCATCAGTTGATATTTTCTTTAAATCATTGGATGATATGCTACCGAACATACGCCTTGAATGACAAATCTTGATATATGAAAATAGAATTTCCATATCGCGCCCATAATTTTTAAAAAACTTGTATTTTTTTAAAAACCATTTCGCATTAATATTATCTTCACATAACATAGTCCATCCAGCGCGATATATTTTATTTTTAAAAATAGAAAATAAATGTTCTGCGTTATATGTATCTATTTTAAAATTCCAAATAAAACGAGATCTCAATCCCTGGTTAATACCAAAAAAGTTATCTTCAATTTCCCGCTCGTAACCTGCGACAATAACCATAAGGTCATTTTTCCGGTCACTTAATATTTCACATATTGTATCTATACACTCCTTGGAAAAACTATCCACATTAGAATTCCCATTAGATAATGAATATACTTCGTCTATAAAGATGCATCCACATTCGTCAAAGACCTTCCTTACCTTAATGGCAGTTTGTCCTAAATATCCAGCAATTAAATCATCACGCGTTACCTTACGAAAGACATTATTTTTTAAGAGACCCAATTTAGAATACATAGAACCGATCATTTTCGCAACTTCAGTCTTGCCGGTTCCTGGTGGACCGCGTATAATTGTATGTTTAAAATCGTGTTCCATATTATTCTTGTTAATATGCAATCGTTGTAAGAAGTATAATAATTGATTAAACACAGAATCCTTCAATTCTTCCATGCCGATCATAGCATCAATGTCTACAATCTCTTTTTTAATCAAATGTAGAGAACATAAGTCAATATTATATCTATATTTAGAATTGTATGGATTGGAGTCAATAATAAGAATCAAACCGGAAAGGTTTATTGCGCAAATGTCAATAATTTTCAATTCGCGTTCGTTATAAATATCTTTAATCACATGTTCATTTTGCCATTCGTCGTAATTACTTATCTTACGAATAGCCTTGTTATTTACATTGGTGCAAAAATTAATATTATCAGAAATACAGCAATTGCTGTCGAGACCAGTAAATTCTACTATATTCATTTTTTGTTGAATAAAATGAGCATTACTTGCGTTTATAATAGTATCAAAATTACCTTTTTCTTTTGATTTTTTATCCAAATAATTTACGAAATCATCCATTATTTAATAGACGAGCATAGGTTTTATATCATTGTTATTAACATTTCACATTTTGTAATATACAAATTCTGCGTTTGTTAGAATAACTTCTAACATTATAATTTCGATTTCATAAAATTGAAATATAATAATCAAGAATAAAAAGAATCTAAATATAACGTCATTAATGTATCAAGCTATGGAAACTCACGAACCAATTCAACAAGAAATGAACATTGGTCAAAATATAAGTAAAATTAATATTGTAGACAACATAAAAGAAACCATCAATAAAATAATAAGCAATGAAAAGTTCGAAGCAAGTATAAAAGATAATATAGAAACAAAACAAAATAAATTTACACCAGTAGACCACCTGGGAGAATATGACGAAGAACCATTCACAATAATAGAGTCGTATTTCAAAGATAAACATTTAAATAGATTGGTCCGTCACCAATTAGAATCATATAATCATTTTATAAACGAACAGATATTACGTACAATTGACATGTTCAATCCAGTTCAAATACACTCTGAAAATGATTATGTAATAGAAAAAGATGCATATACATTAGAGTTATTCCTATCGTTTAACAATTTCAAACTACATCCACCTCAGATACACGAGAACAATGGTGCAACTAAGTTAATGTTTCCTCAAGAAGCCAAATTGAGAAACTTTACATATGCGTCAACAATGACTGTGGACATGGAGATAAAATACGTTATACGCGATACAGAAAATATGGATAAACCAAAGACGGTTGTAAAGGTATTACCAAAAATTAATATAGGAAAGATGCCGATTATGTTAAAATCGTCAATATGTGTATTGACACAGAATAAGCAAATTCATCCAAAGTATACAGGTGAATGTAGTATGGACAGTGGTGGGTATTTTATAATCAAAGGTTCGGAGAAAGTAGTATTAGGACAAGAGCGCGCGGCTGAGAATAAGGTATATTGTTTTGATGGCAAGAATACGACAAAGTGGTCTTATTTTGCTGAAATAAAATCGGTTCCAGACGTGAAATGTATTTCACCGAAACAAATCGAGATGATGATTGCTACAAAAAACATAGGATTTGGGAATGCGATATATATGACTATCCCTCGCATTAAGCAACCGATTGAGTTATTTACAGTATTTCGAGCAATGGGTATTATAACCGACAAGGAAATATGTAAATACATTGTCCTCGACATCGATTCTGAAAAAAACGAAACTATGTTAAATTTACTGAAAGCATCCATAATTGATGGTGGTAAGTATATGACACAAGAAGAATCTATCAGACATATATCAGCATATGCGGCATATACACCAATGAATATGGACCGCGAACAAGGACTTTTGAAAAAGAAAGAATTTACAATGGACGTGTTGAATAATGATATATTCCCACATTGTAAGTCAAAAGAACAGAAGATTTACCTAATTGGTTATATGGCGAATCAGTTAATTCAAACTTCGCTAGGTTTTCGTAGCGTAGATGACCGCGATTCATATGCAAACAAGCGAATTGAGTTGACGGGAACTTTATTGAATAATTTATTTCGAAATTACTTCAATAAGTTGGTAAAGGAGATGCAAAAACACGTGATTCGTGAGATAAATAACGGTTCTTGGCGTTCTGCTGAAGATTATAGCAATATAATAAATATGACCAATATCTATAAAATAATGAAGTCAACTACAATTGAGAATGGTATTACGCGTGCGTTGTCTACCGGTGATTTTAGTATAAAACAGACAAATAGTTCAAAGGTTGGTGTGGCACAGGTTCTCAGTCGTTTAACATATACATCCTCAATCAGTCATATACGAAGAATTAGCACACCATTGGAGAAGAGTGGTGAATTGGTAGCTCCGCGTAAGTTGCATCCTTCATGCTGGGGATTTATGTGTTTGGTTGAAACACCTGAGGGTCAATCGATTGGTATAGTAAAGACACCTACCTACTTGGGACATATTACAATACCTACAAACAGCGCTCCATTATACGATTACGCAAAGGAGCATATTATCCCAATAGAGAAATTAAAACAAGAAGAATTGTTTGGTAAAGTCAAGGTATTTATAAATGGTTCTTGGATAGGAATAGCGAAAGAACCAGAAAATTGTTATATTTCACTGAAAGAGAAAAAATACAAGGGTATTATAAATATATATACATCCATTATATTTGATAGAGACAAACTAGAAATTAAAATATGTAGTGATGGAGGTCGCGTATCTAGACCTGTATTGAGAGTAAAAGATAATAAAGTGATAATGTCTTCAGCAAATATAGAAGATATCGACAAAAACAAATTACAATGGAACGACCTATTAACATCTATAAAATTAAAGGATTCAGTAATCGAATATATTGACCCAGACGAGCAGAGTTTCGCTATGATTGCTATGAAGGACAAGAGTCGATGTGACCCAAGAAATGTGTACACACATTGTGAGATACATCCTAGTATTATATTTGGAGTGTTAGCATCATGTACTCCTTTTCCAGACCACAATCAGGCACCAAGAAATACTTATCAATGTGCAATGGCTAAACAGGCATTGGGTATATATGCTCTTAACTTCGATAAAAGAATGGATAAAACGGCATATGTATTGACTTATCCAAGCCGTCCATTGGTGGATACTAGGTTAATGAACTACTTACATTTGAATAAATGTCCTGGAGGGTCTCAAGTGAATATAGCAATTATGTGTTACGGTGGTTATAATATGGAGGATTCAGTTTTGATAAACGAAGGTGCCATTAAACGAGGATTATTTAGCGCCACAATATACCACACAGAAAAGGACGAAGATAAGAATGTTATCAGGGATGAGATTATTCGTTGCAAACCCGATCCTACAAAGACAAAGGGTGTTAAATTTGGTAATTACGATAAGTTAAACAAGAATGGGTTTATTCCTGAAAACACGCTGGTGGAAAACCGAGATATTATTATTTCAAAAATAGTACCGATTAAAGAAAATCGAAACGACCCTACAAAGACGATTAAATATGAGGACCAGAGTAAAGTATATACCACAAGTGAGGATACTTATATAGATAAGAATTTCACAGGTAGAAATGGTGACGGTTATGACTTTGCTAAGACACGCACACGAACTCATCGTGTTCCCGTTTATGGTGATAAAGTGAGCAGTCGTCATGGACAAAAAGGAACAATAGGTAATATAGTGCCTGAGTGCGATATGCCTTTTACAAAGGATGGCGTGAGACCCGATATAATTATCAATCCACACGCAATTCCATCCAGAATGACAATAGGACAATTAAAAGAGACTATATTGGGAAAGGTATTGTTAGAATTAGGACTATTTGGTGACGGTACTAGTTTTGGAACACTAGATATCCAAACAATTTCTGAGAAATTACAAGAGTTGGGTATGGAGAGTTACGGAAATGAAATACTATATAATGGACTGAACGGTCAGCAACTTGAAACCGAAATTTTCATAGGACCAGTATTTTATCAGCGTCTTAAGCATATGGTGAACGACAAGGTTCATAGTCGTGCAACGGGTCCTATGGTAAATCTAACTCGTCAACCTGCTGAAGGTAGAAGTCGTTCAGGTGGATTAAGAATAGGTGAGATGGAACGTGATGTTTTATTATCACACGGAGGAGCTGCGTTCTGTAGAGACAGGTTATATGAAGCATCTGATAAATATGTAGTGAATGTATGTAAAAAATGTGGTATGATTGCTGCGTTTAATGACGGTAGAAGCAATAATTTCCATACAACCTCAGATTTTAAGGTTCATTTGTGTAATACGTGTGGTAACCTCACAGACTTTGCTCGTGTCGACATGCCTTATGCGAATAAATTGATGTTCCAAGAGTTACAGACAATGAATGTGATTCCGCGAGTTATAGTTGAGTAATTGTCTCATAATCACATAGAAAACATAATATTTGAAAATTAGTCGGCATATATACAAAAAAATCATCCATCAAATTATTTTTTATACCAACTCAAAATTCGTGAAAGAATGAATTGTACATATGTATAAATTATCTTGTATTATATATACATGTCATACGGATTTAATAAAAAGAGATTGTCCCAATGGGCAAAACCTGAATACGAAAAAAACAACAACAATAATGATGCTGACGTGAAAGTGTGCGATTTAGGTATAAACGGTACAATAAAACCTTGTTGCGTTAAAGATACAAAGAACCATGAATGTCATATTAAACCTTCGCTTTTAGACCATACAAAAAGACTTACTAGAAGCAATTCGCTACAAATGACTAAAGAGCACGATGCTTATAAAAAGATAGAAATGAAAATTTTAGGCGTAAGTGGTATGGCTCCTTCAAAGTATGATATATCCAGAAGATATAGATTGAAAGGGTTAGCAGCTGTAAAAAACGAACAAGATGGTTTGAATGATGTTATAAAAATGAGAAAGAATTGGTTGAAAAAATGGTATATACCACCATCACCAAGGAAAGACTGTTACAGTTGTGATGCAAACTCGAGAAATCACAATGCACGCATAGATATATTAACGCAAAGTGTAAACGATTATGAAAATGTTATAAATGAAAATAAAAGTAAAGTAAAAACTACAATTGACAATGTAGGAAGACCAAAGTTAAATATCACTCGAAAGAACAATCACATCGATATTATAGACCCAGTAACTCGCCGTCAAAAACTTGTCGCGATGTTAGCAAAGAGACAAATGACTCAAAAATATCGTAGAAAAGTGTCAAGCAACAACAAAACATCATCAAATAAAAATAGAACACCATCAAATAAAAATAGAACACCATCAAATAAAAATAGAACATCATCAAATAAAAATAGAACATCATCAAATAAAAAATAGAACACCATCAAATAATAAAAGAATATTATCAAGCCAGTAACATAGAAAAAAATTATATTTGTATAATATTATATAAATATAATTTTATCTCTTCGATGGTTTGTAAAATTGAATTCATAATCATTTAAATAAATACATTCATAAATAATAACTTTTACAAAAATGACTACAACAGAAGCGATATCGAATGAAATACAAGAAATGAAGAACGAAATACAAGAAATGGAAGACCGAATAGATAAACTGGAAGAACGAATTCAACAAAAAATAAATGAATTAAAATGTGTATGTACTCACGAAAACTTAAACGAAGAATATGATGATGATTTCCATAGGCCTCATTGTTACTATCTATGTATCGATTGTGGTATAGAATTGAACATAAACTATAAACGTAAGGCAATTAAATGAAATAGTTAGATTTGCACAAAAACTATAATAAACAATTTTTTTTAGTGCGTAATTATTGTATATTTTTAAGTATAATTATACAATATCAATATGTCAGTGCCTCATAACTGTTTAATTAATGATATACGTGAAGCGTCATTATTACGAGGATATACATTTTCGAAATATAAAACATCAGATGTAAAAAAGCAATTTTTAGATATGATGTTAAATGGTAAGATAGAACCAGCTTGCTATTGGTGCGCTGAATTGGTTTGTGCGGGGCACTATGGCGATATATGGGAAGTTATTTTTATTTTTGTAGGCAAATATATTCATACAGCAAATCCAAAAATAGCGGTTTATTTAGAAAAAAGATATACCGTGTTTAAAAATATAATAACAATGGGAGGTTTCGTAAGTGAATTGGAACTGCGAAATAATTTTACAATAAGACAACTATTTTCCGAGATAATAACAATTATAACATTGTCTGTTAAAAAAAACAGTTTTGAACCTGTAAAAATCAAGCGCGAGTCAGAGTTTGATATCACGCAGATGAACGAACGATTGAAAGCTCCGAGTATTAAATTTGCGGCAGATATTCTACATCCAGAAGACCCAAATGAAATATATATAGCTTTAAATGAATTCTCATATCATATAGGAAGCAAGACATCTAATATGTTACAAGCGTGTTATTGGATTGAATGGTTAATAGAATTTGACATTATATGTCGTAAACGCAAACAACCGTGTATATGTAAACGACGAAGCGTAAACGTGGAAAATAAATATCAATGTGACCTAATATGGGTTATATGGGATTCGTTGATATATTATAGTAAAAACGCAAAGGTCAATCCAGTAATGGCTAAAGTATTATTATTGTCTCTAAAAGAACTATTTACAGCAAAGTATACTCCTGGGTCAACTAAGAAACGAAAATTTCTCTTATATTTCGCAGTCGAAATAATTACCGAACATTATTCATTGGAAAATGAATTATTCACCCAACATACTAAACAAGTATTGTCAAGTGTAACACAGAAGATAAATTTGATATATAAACAAATAAAGAAAAACGAACAAAGTCCCAATGCCGACTATTTATTTAATAACCTAGATACTAAGAATAATTTTGAACGTTCAATGAAACAGTTAGAAATGTTAAACTCGGTTGATATAATGAATCACGCAAAAGTAAATTCAGAAAGTGAAGAGGATGTAGAGAATGAAAAAACAGATGATTAGTCCAATTTGATTGATGGTTTGTAAAAATAGTTATTGAACAGTGTCATATTGTATTTTGTGATTTCGTTAGGATAGATTCCCATAATATGGAGTATTTTCTGGTTAGCGTTCATTGTTTCGTAATCTGGCATTGTCTTTGTGATTAGATATCGACTATGGAAAAACCCTACATAATGTGGAGCTATAAAATATATCTCGAAAAAACGACAACGTGCGAACGTCTTTAAAATTTCGTCAGACCCTTTGAACATAAAATAAGTCATTATTGACGAACATCCTTGAATTGCGAAACCGTAAGTAGAAATCTCTTTTGTTGTTTGAAACAAAGCACCTATAGCGAAATGCAGACCAGATGATACGGCAGGTAGTAAACTGACCCACACGTAAATGTCGTGACAATGCTCGCCCCAGCAGAGATAACCAATTATAACATTGAAAATATTGCCCATCATAAATATCAAGGAATATACAGTAAAAATCAAGGAACTATTGTTTAGAAATATAGAAGTAAACAACACTGACTGTCCGAGATGAAGGAATTGGTCTTGCCATACGTCGATGTTGTGATTCACACCAGTTGTTTCATCTAGAAATGGATATAGAATGTGAGTTACTCCGTGCGCGGCTGCGAGTGAAGACGACAAAACAAAAGTGAATGGATACTTATCACGAACGCTCGCAGTTATAATACCAGCAATTGGCGCATATATGAATAAGTTGGAAGCCATCGAGTTTTTTCCTAAAAAATATACAACGGTCATCATAGAACAAACTAAAATATTACTCACCAATAGAAATGTAGATGCGTAATATATCGGTGTTTTGTCGAATGTGAAACAACACCCTTTATTATAGAAATCTAGAAGCAACATTGTCTTTACACATTGACTTATATATAAGTGATTTATTATATGTAATTATTGAATAAAATATATGTGTTAATGTATATACAATGGAACGTGGTTTAGTTATGTTAATGCACTCTGTGCTAATTGGATTGGTCCTATATTTAGTTATGGTATTTTTACTCAAGCAAAAATCTTGTACTGCAGAGAACCGAAGTATCCTTATTTCAGCAGTTGTGCTGATTTACATGATATTATTCGGTCATGGATTACCCACGAAAATGAATGTTATTTAGGAAAAGGTTCTCTATAATAACTATTATATTTTATAGTTATTATACGATGTTTTGTTTAGAAAGAAGATCCGAGAGCACCATTTGCGGCCATTGGTTCTACGTTGTAACCATCATATCCTCCAAATCCAACAGCCATACCCTCAGCAATCTGGTTGCTCTGTTGAGTAGAAGATGGTGCCGGTGGGAATAATCCATTTTGCATACCGCTATTGTCTAAATTATCTGCTTGACTTGGCGCATGTCTTTGAATTGGTTGTCTTACTCGAACTTTACTTTTAGTATTTTCTACATCTTCTTCGCTATAACCATTCCACAAATCATTCAATCTATCAAATACAATGTTGACTTTCGTGCCGACCTTGGATTGAATACTTAATACAATAACCAAAAATGCTAAAATTACATTGGTTAGCACGAGGTTCTCATATTTAAAACCACTGTATGTTGGAATAAATGTGATAACGCGATGAATAAATATAAGTCCTATAAAAATAACAACTATTTGAATAAGTATTTCTGCTAAAAGTTCAATGCTAGACTTATCTGGGTCTGCCTCAGGTATGAAACGTTGAATTGTCTTGTTTAAGGCAACAATTGGAATTAAACCCATAACGGCATATTGAGAAACATTAAAAATTTCTCCTTTGTCTTCTTCTGTATTAGAGAAAACATGCGAAAAAAATGTCTTCTTCGACTCTTTGATATCTGAGATGTTATCCATTGTCTTATATAAGTTTTAATTAGAAAATATATAAAAGTTACATCGATTCTATTGTATATTATGTGGTTATTAAGCGTTATTATTCAATTTATTCAAAAACAAATAAAAAACAATAAATGGTCTGAAGAAATAGCATACCATGACGAGCAACAATACTTAGACTTAGTAAAAGATGTAATCGAAAATGGTACACAAGAAAATGGTAGAAATGGTTCAACTCTTGTTAAATTTGGAAATATGATGAGATTCGATCTAAAGAATGGAAAAGTGCCAGTATTGACTACAAAAAAGGTAGCAATAAAGACGTGCATCCAGGAATTATTTTGGTTCATCCGTGGTTCAACAAGTAACAGTGAATTGAATGAAATGAATGTTAAGATTTGGGATGGAAATTCAACAAGGGAGTATCTGGATAGTAGAGGTCTAACTGATAGACAAGAAGGTGACTTGGGACCAGTATATGGTTTCCAATGGAGACACTTCAATGCTGAATATGTAGATTGTAAAACAGATTACACTGGAAAAGGAAAGGACCAATTGCAACAAATCATTGATGACTTAAAAAATCCAGAAACTCGCACGTCCAGAAGGCACATACTAACTGCATGGAACCCATCACAATTAGACGAGATGGCATTACCTCCTTGCCATATGATATGTCAATTTCACGTTCGCAATAATAAGTATTTATCATGCGCATTATTTCAGAGAAGTGGCGACATTGGACTGGGTGTTCCGTTTAATATTGCGTCATATTCTGTTTTAACTCATATTATTGCTCGTCATTGTGATTTGGAACCAGACGAATTTGTGCACTTCATAGGAAACGGTCACATTTATACAAATCATATTGAACAATTACGAGAACAAATAAAACGCAAACCGATGGAATTCCCACAAATATTTATTCAACGTAAACGCGAGAATATTAATGATTACAATATGAATGACATTTTATGGATAAGTGAATATACAAGTCATGGAAAAATAGAAATGAAAATGTCGGTATAACAATTAATAAAAAAAGCAATTAGAGATGTATGAAATAAAATGTATATACAAAAAAATGAGTAGTTCCCTCGCATCAGCAAAACGTCGTCGCGCTGGTATACAATCATTGGTAACAGCACCGGAACCAATTCAACAAGTAGCACCAGTAGCACCAGTAGCACCAGTAGCACCAGTAGCAAACGGTAGAATGAGCCTACCACAATTATTAACCAATTTAGAGAACAGATTGAAAGTGATAGAAACAAGCAAACCGAATACAAACAACGAAACGCCAATTAGTTTTACTGTAACTGACCCAGAGACGGGAACCGATAGAAAAATGTCATTATCTGATTATATGACCGATATGGATAATAAATTTTTTATGCTAGCTGAGGAAATAACTTCAATGAAGGATATTCTAATTAAGTTACAGAGTTTCACTATGGAAGTTAACAAAACATTGATGGAAGAGCGAATTAGAATATTGTCGGATATCCCTGAAAATATAAATATAAAAATTAAACCTGAAAATGAAGATATAATTGAGAACCTAGTTATTGAATATGTAAATAACTAATAATAAAACTATACAGATATATTATAACGTAATAAAATAATGTCAGACTCGTTGATTGACGACATAAACAAATTTAAGGAAATATATCACAAGGATAATAAAAAAAACATATTTCAAAAGAAATCACAGAAATATGAAGTTGCGAAAGTTGTTACGGATAGATTTGATATAAATGTATTACTACAGAAAACCGTATATAAAATACCGAATACTAATAAAATTTTTATAAACTACCAAATGTTCAAAAAATTCGCACAACCTGAGAATTACGGATTATTTGTAAGATATATACAAAATTTAGCATCCATTACGATAGACGAAAAAAAAACATTTGAATGTCATATAGACATCGAAAGTTTTACTATATCAGCAGCAGAGCGTTACAGAGGCGTAATAGATAAATTCAGCGAGGGTGTATTCGGATACACTGAATATATGGATGCTATATACATATACAATTCACCAACAATGATTGAACGAATATCCAAATTGCTTTTGAATTTAACAGACCAATCCACTAAAAATAAGATAATATTAGTTAGCAAACCAGAAAGTGAAAAAATTATAGAGGGTTTTAGAAAAAAACATACTAATGTGTAATGCAACATTTATTACAAAAGCAATGATATAAATAATAAACATGATACATTATTATAATGTTTATTAAAATTAGCAATCCAGCAAGAGCAGAAATTTTTAACACCATTTTTCAGAATATAAAGTTGTTTACGGATAATGTAAATATTACAATTATGCCTCACCAATTAGACATTCAATGCATTGATTCCGCACATGTAGCAATATTAGAAGTTCACATAGGTAGTACCTGGTTCGACAAATATGAAGTGTCAGATAATATTGATAGTTTAGTGATTGGTGTTAACTCAAATATAATGGGAAAGATATTCGGAACAAGAAATAAAATACAAGATATTACAATTGAATGTTGTGATGAACCTGACACGTTATCAATACGGTTTACAAGTGAAGATAAAAATGTGTATGACAAAATGTTTGTGATGCCGTTAATCGATTTAGACGTAGATATGATGGAAATTCCCGATACTGAATATGAAGCAGAATTTTCAATGCCTTCGCAAATATACGCAAGTTTAATGTCTCAACTGAAGTTATTCGGTGAAACCATGGACATTGACTGTTCAGAAGATGCTATTATGTTACATTCTAGTAGCATCGATATAGGAAAGATGTCTACCGAGATAAGTATTGATGATTTAAACGAATTTTCGATAGACGAAGGGGGGAAATTAAATATTTCGTATAGTTTGTATCATATGTGTAACGTAGCGAACTTCTATAAGCTATCAAACGAGATCGAATTAAAATTCAAACAAGATTATCCAGCTCAACTAAAATATAATTTAGGAGCACCTGACGCAAACGTGGTATTCTATATAGCACCCAAGATTAATGATACAGATTAAATAAATGAACTTGAAAATTCCAAAGGTATCTAAACAAATGGGGTAAAATTAAAATAATCATATATAATCAGAATATATAATGACTACTTTTGTATCTATAATTATATTTATTATAATTTTAACCATTTACATGCATGTTATTGAAGAGAAGAAGCTATCTGAGGATTTGGAAATATACGAAATGGATTTCAAAGATAATAAACAATTACAAGAGATATCCAATTTAAAACAACCAGTATTATTCAAATTACAGGATATTGAACCTAGTTTCTTTAAACAATTCGATATAATAGGCGATACAAAAACTTCAGTAATAGTTAAAGATAAATCAGATATAGACAACGCCAATTACATAAAACTACCTTACGATAGTGCGAAAACGTTGATGAAGACTGATACCAGTTCTCGTTTTTACTCAGAGAGAAATTATAAAATAGCGAATGAAACAAGTTACGATTTTACAAAGTTAGATACGCATTTAAAACCACAATTTACCATTCATAGTAAACGCGAAATGTTATTCGGTTCGAATGGAGCACATACAGTTATGAGATATCACACCGAACACCGCAAATTTCTAGTAATACGAAAAGGTAGAATCCACGTTAAAATGACACCTTGGAGAAGTAACACACTATTACACGTTACAAAAGACTACGTTAATTACGATTTCAGGTCAAAAGTTGATGTATGGAAACCACAACCAAAATACGCATCAGACGTAGAGCAATTGAAATTTCTAGAGTTCGACGTTGATGCTGGATATGTATTAAATATACCACCATTTTGGTTCTTTAGTATAAAATATTCGAACGAAGACAGAACAGAGTTATTCGAATTGACTTATAATACACCAATGAATACATTGTCAAACATTCATTTGTGGGGATTGTATTACATACAACACCAGAATTTAAAACGTATATTTCTAAAACCATTCCAAGATGCGATGGTTACGCAACCTAAGAATATTAAATTGTCTAAGGAAAAGTTAGAAGAAGAACGATACGAGAATACTCCACGAGATAAGGTATTTGATGAACGTAAAAAAGACAAAGCGAAGAAAAAGAAAGAGAAAAATAAAGACGTCATACTTGTGTTACCTTAATGAATGTGTAACACGAGTCATTATAAAAATCCAAGGAACCTAGAAGTGTTCGCAAATTTGTATTTTTTGGTTATGAAACCATTGTAATTGCTTGGGAAATTATTTCTTACAAATAACTCCATATTTATTGAACCCATTGATGTGTTACACTGCGCACAAATTGGAAGAAGATTACTTTCGTCTGTTTTTCCACCACAACTTTCTGGCGTAATATGTCCCGCGTGAAAATCCTCTATTTTGATTTCCTTGTTCATACAGCAAATACAATACGCAGAACGTTTATCCTTTCCGATAAATTTGTCCCATAATGTGGTTTTCAATGTCTTAGAAATGTTTTTTTTCTTTGTTTGACAAATGTTCAGTTTTATATCTTTCCCAGTATTATGTTTGATTATATCTCTAACCCATTCATAGCGAAAATCATCAGAAACGTGTTTATACAACCCAAAATAAATTTTATATTCCCGACATTTGTCTAACATATCCGGGTTGATTTGTTTATAATCAGGATAATTTTCCAATTGCCATTTTGATAATGTTTCATTGCGTTCGACAATAAGTTTCAATAATTCCTCTTTATGTTTTATACCCAACTCATCGACTATGACACCTAGTGCCTCTTGAAAAAAATTAAAATAAATATGAGGTCTGCGTGCTCGTGAGTTCTTAGACCATATATTGGGATACGCCATTTTGAAATATTGGGCAACCTCTTCTGGTATATTTTTATCAATAGTTTCGGGAAATTCAGGCAAAGGAGTATTCATGTTGACTAGTTTATAATTATCTTTCAATTCTAACATTGTATCTACAGTTATAAGTTCAAATAATAAAGGAATATTATTTGTTTCGTTTATTTTTCGGATAGCTTCATATCTATGCTGACCATCTACCAAATATAATTCATTTGTTGATTTACAATAATGAATATTTATTACGCCCATTATATTACAACATCCCTTCGTCTTCAGTTGTTCTAATTGGTATAGCAATATGTCTTTAACTTTATCATCGTCTCGTATACGCTGTGCGTTGGGAATGGATATATCAATCATTAAAAAGTCTTTACTCATAATTTTGCATATTTTTCGATTGTGAATATCAATTGACTCGATTGTGTATGTTGTGATTTGTTCCATAAACTATAATATAAAGCGTCAATTGTTTATATGTGTAACGATTATATATTTACGCAGATGAACATTTGAAACCGCTATGCGGATTGAATTCTTAGTTGGGTTAAATGTATAATTATGCTCGACATTTAGTATACAGATATTATAAGATAATTACAAATAATGTACGAACTTACGCTTATGCTATCAATATTCATTTTAGGATATGTATTGCGCATTATTTACAGAGAACACGTATTGTTAATAATACCACACAACGACAGCACACACGATACAATATTTAAATGTATTGCGTTATCATCATTGCTTATAATTTTATACATAGTTATTTATAAAGAATTGAAAACCGGACTATTATTATTTCTATTTTCTTGGTCTTACTTCACAGCATTAACTCCCATCCCAGAAGCAGCGATTCTACTTACAACGCCAATTAAATATTTTACTAAATTGCCTCTAGAAAAAGGACAGGTAATAGTATCGGGATTAGCTACAGCAATTATGTATATATTCTACACAAAAGGCGCACATATTGTAAAACGAACTCGCATTAATAAATTATTTTTATATATAATGGATAACCGTCTTTATCATATGTTTTTACTAAGTATAGCCTCGTCTATTATGATTTCTAAATTCATAAATGACGCGATTGACGCACATGTACAAAAAAATATCATTTTTTTAATAAACGATACTAACAAGAAATTGGCAATATTATCTTTCGTATCGATTTTCATATACTTCAGAACAATATACAAATGTAATGTGGAAATAGGATACTAGTAATTGCATTCACATAACCATTCATTGTAAGGTTCGCACGTATATTTTTGATAAATGTCATCCCACGACTTATATGTCCTTACGCCTAACCATTTATTCTGTGTTTGCGTTGACTGTTCGTCTGGTTCGTAATCGTACATATTGAAGAATTTATCTTCATTGTCTGTGTTTTCAAAATATACTGTTTCGTTAACAATTCCACCATAACGAGCGATGCGTTTTTTCCATATCGGCGTTTTCGACGCACAATATAGCCAGTTATCGTAATCCCTTATGTTTTTCTCTTCAGTATTCGGTTTCAAATGTAGTGAATAACAACATTCGCGTAACGGTATTTTACGCCCTTTCATATTAATAATGGGTTTAGTTTTATATTGCGATATTTCACATTCTTTCGATATAATGTAAAATTTAGGGTCGTATTTATTTTCTTTGTTAAGTAAGAATAAACCGGTTATCAGTCTTGATTTTATCGCACTCTTGTATAACTTAATACTCAATAATGGTATCGTTTCGAAAACTAAATTTATATTATCTAATGAATTTTTGCGTCGAGTAGTGAATAATTTTAAATTGTGTATGGTATCTTTCGCTATGTTATATATCTCATCTATATTAATTGAATTATCGATGTTATCGAATGTATCGGTTAAACACGATGGACACGGAATGCCTTTCTTGTACATTATATAGAAATCTACAGACGCATCTCGCGCACATAAATTGGTTAATATTGTAGAAATCAATGTATCATCTAATCTATTTTCCATCCATAATTTTGTATATTTCAATATATGTTGTTCCAGATTTATATAAAATGGAGCATAAAGTTCATAATAATAACGCCATATCAATGCGATTAATTCATCTTTAAATCCCGAGTGGAAAAGTTCAAGACCCCAAAATAATGCTTCATCTTTATTTTTATTTAACAAACACATAAACAGAGAGAATTCGACACATCGCTTATCATATAAATACCTGGTATATATCATAATTATTTAGTTTATGATATAAACGATAAAAAATTTACATTTAATTCAATTTTTATAAAAATAAAGGTTTAGGATACAAATACAGTTATTACGGTTGCAAACGTTAACGCAACAACCAATAATACCATTAGTATTAATACTATTACATAACAATGGTCGTTTTTACTATATTCGTCTTGATCATTATTTATTTGTAGCCTTTCCAATAGAGGGTTTTCCTCGTTCAAGTGTTGTTGGAATATATGATGGGTGCTTTCGTTTATGAACATAATATATTTTATTATTTGTTCAGCATAAATATTGTCACAATCATAATCAATTTTTACGTATCATTCCACGTAAACGTGGAAAACACGGATTGTTCTCCCATGTACCGTGAGTTTTTCTATATAATACATTACGTGGTGTTTTGCAGTTCTGTATGAATTGTTGCTGTTCTTTGAATATACGTTTCCAAGTTCTTTGAACTATTCTCAACCAATACGTTTTTAAGACTACATTATAAGCGCCTGTATTCGAAATGTCAAGTTTCATTATATGCATTTTTGGATTGCGAATGCGCGTCACAGAATAATCTAACAAATACCGCATTATGTGATTAAAATTATATGATAACATAGTTTGTGGTTGAATAGGTGTCTGTAAAATCCATTCTTGTGGAGATTTCATTAAACAAGGTAAACCAATATAATAGCGTCCATCTATTTTGTCTTCGTCTAAGAAACGCTCCTCATGGTAGAATATATTCTCAACCACAAAATCTAAATCGACAACATTTTCTTCACTACTATCGGAATCAAAGTCATTGTCTTTATCGCTGTCGCTATTGTATATAACCGTGCTATAATCTGAGTCGTATTCTTCCATTATCATCTCCTCGCAATCGATTCCAAATAGTTCCATTGTGTACATCATGTTTATTTTGATATATATATATATATATATTGACTTGTTTTATTTAATTATAATAGTATAATTAAATAAATTCAATTTTTAGAAATTTGAACAATAAAACGAAATGTTTCATATATATAAACTTTGATTTGTGGTTACGTATTTCAATATCATGCTATCTATACCTGACAGTTTATGTAATAAGTCTATATTGTTTATACTTTCACACATTTTAATCATTTCGTTTGTTATAGCACTTATTTTCATAACCGCTTTTGTAAACTCACCTATTGAAATGTCTCTATTGTATAATTGCGTTTCGACCAATCGCTTACATTCAAATTCATTAGTGCAGTTACACCACTCGATAATAGAAGACGCTACATTAAAAGAAATAATACCTGAATAGTCAATGCCAGAATATATTTCAGTAGCGTCCTCTAATGTTGCGTATTTTTCAACTAATGCATTTATATTATTAATACACGCAGTCATTAGGGTATCATTAATCGAAAATGAATTTATTTTAAAATCGTCAGGAACTTTAACATCTATAAAACAAGATATAACGCATACAATTTGTTCCGGTGTATAATCTTTAAAAAAGTCAGTTGAAATAATAGTATCAGTTATTATTAGAGAGTGTATCTCAGACATGTGAGATGCTATCGTTCCTTTATTTGTAAATTCATATCTACCTCCAATGGTCAATGTTATGAATTTTTCGTCTGTTAATAATGCGATTGTGTTTGTTACATTAGAACTAATATAATTGGATAGATTTGTACAATATTTATCCTGTTGATTAAATGTTTTTTCACTTTCTTTAAATTCGTTATATATCTTCAAATGATCATACAAACATTTATTATTGAGATAATAGTCTTTTAATTCTTTGTCGAGTGTTTTACGTTTATTATTTACAGACATAGCAATGGATGATTTTAAAGCCATTACATTTTCGCATAATTCACTTGATATATTTGAAATTCGCATGTGATTCCTTTTGGTTTCAAGATCATTTTTACAAATAGTTAAATATTTTGTTTCATTGTCAATCGCCACATTCAATTCATTATTTAACATAGAGTGTTCTACAAATTTATAGAAATTATCATAGTCACACGGCCCGTTTAGCATCATATTAAGTACCATTTGAAATGAAATACGAAACTTTGATACAAGGGATTGAGGACTTCCGCATAAAATATTTTTATAATCAGTATCATCTGGAAGTTCAAACATATTGTTACAATGAATCACGTTTCCTAATGTATCTATTCCTCTTCTTCCGCAACGTGATGCTGCTTGATTATACTCATGAGGATGAAGAAATCGCATTTTATTTCCATCGAATTTAGTAAGACTAGTGAAAACAGCACTGCGAATTGGACAATTCAATCCTATTGCGAAGGATTCAGTAGCGAATAATAAATTTATATATTTCTTAGATATCATTATTTCTACAATTTCTCTCAAAATTGGTAGCATACCAGAATGATGAATACCTACGCCCTTTTCTAATAACGAAACTATTGAAACATACTCGGGTAAATGAACAATCTCTTTATAATTCGGTAGTTTACGAATAATCTGGTCGCACTCACGAGAAATAGTTTTTGGTATATCACTATTAAAATCAAGCACGGGAGTAGTTATTTGTTTCGCATAATGTTCTACGTTTTTCCTTGAGAAAACAAATACAATAGCAGGTAGCATATCGTTATCATACAATTGTTTTGCTAGTCGATTAAGAACGTGCGGTTTTTTAACGAATATTCGATTATCATCTAGTAATTTTTTTACATTTTTAATTTTCATAACATTGTCGCCATTAAATGAACCGTCTGCATCTTTCACTAACAAAAATTTATCAGTATTTTCTCGTATTATTTGTTGTTGTTTTTTATCGCGAATATTTTTAAATGCGGTTTCGTTTGTTGTCATATATGCGTAATGTTTTAAAGGAACAATTCTATGACTAGTTGACGATAAGTAAACCTGTTTTGAGTTACCGTCCTTTTCGCACCATTTAGCAAACTTCTCAGGTGAATCAATTGTAGCCGACAACATAATAATCTGAACATGTTTAGGCAGCATCAAAATACATTGTTCCCAAACGAAACCCCGATTCACGTCATTAATGTAATGAACTTCATCGAACACTACGCATGCAAGTTCATTCTTAATATCCATTTGGAAATGAATGCCCTTTTCGTTTTCATCTTCTTTGTATGTGAACAAATAATTCATTAGGATTTCAGTTGTCATTATTAAAACATCCGCATCTGGGTTCATTTTAATATCACCAGTCATCAATCCAAATGTAATATTAGGATACTTTGTACGAAAGTCGTAATATTTTTGGTTTGAGAGTGCTTTGATTGGTGACGTGTATATAACACGTTTACCTTTAGAAACAAAGTGTTCGATCGCGAATTCAGCGGGTAAACTTTTACCAGAACCGGTATGAGCAGTAATCAACGAATGATGTCCGTTAATAGTTGCCTTTATAGAATATTTTTGGAAATCTGATAACGCAAATGGATATTTATTGAAATATTCGTCGTAACATGTTTCTGTAAAAGGTTTAGAGCAAATGACTACCATTATAGTGTGAGACTAATGTAATAACTTGAAATATCTTTATGTATTTTTGTACCAATAACATATTGAAATACGCTACTTCAAATGTTTGAGGATTTATAAAATTATTGTCAATTAAATTAAGATTTTTTGTTTGTTTACGTATTTGAAGATAATATATTTATTAAATATATAAATATATTATGAGCAAATTAAACCGAATTAGCGATGAAAATATCATAAAAGGTTCTGATATAACTTTTGAACGAGAAAGAGATGCTGGTGACGAAATTAACTATAGGATGTCTAGGCGTATCATTCCAGATAATACTTTGCAACCGAATTTTGACCCTAGACCTGTATCTACCAAATATTCACGTTTTCCTATAATAGATAGACGTATACAACCGACTATTGTCAATAATAGATACGACGCATATTCACCTTCTGTCAATTTCAATCCAGGAGATAGTGCTCCTGGAAATGGATTTTTAGACAATATTGGTATCGAGAGTGAATTGAGAGGTAATTTCTATAAATTAACTGGTGGTGATTTGGGGAATAAATTCATACCTTCAATCAGTGGTCCCTTGTACAGTAATGCAGTAGGCAATCCGTTAGAAGTTCGCGACCAAAAACATCACTTACTATTCAAAAAAGATGAATACAGACAGACTGTATCAAATGTAGACCCTAGCATCGGAAAAGATATTTTTCACAATAATACAAGGGTTCAATTACGAAATACATAAAACACACACATTTGGCACTACGTAAAAATGAATACATAATTTATCGTATACATGTATATAACGAATGTTCCAGCGTAAATATTTATGGTTTAATATATTAATATTTCTTTGTCTTGTATATTTTGCTTCTTCCAATAGTAAAGATTTAAATTATTCAGAAGGATTTAGTCAAGCGAAACCATTTGTATTGAAAAGTGACCATTTGGCATATGATGATTTCTACGCTGAAATCTACGACATTATACATTTACCTGAAAAATCAACTAAATTCGAATACGACGTCATTATTGACACTACCGCACCAAATAAAGAGACAACCAATTTTTTAGTAGTAGGTTCAGGAACCGGTGATTTAGTGAACAGTTTAACGCAAAATGGATACAATGTTCACGGAATCGATAAATCGCAAGCAATGATAAATAAGTCAAAACATAAATACCCTGATATAGATAACCAATGTGCGTCGGTTGAAATGACATCTTCGTATGATAAAAATACATTTACACACATTACGTGTACTGATTTTACTTTATATCACATAAAAGATAAATATGAGTTTTTCAGAAGATGCTACAATTGGCTTATACCCAATGGTTATTTGGTGGTTCATATTGTAGATAAGAATGATTTCACACCAGTAAAACCATGTGTGAATAAGATACTGGACATTCAAATTAGCAAGGATAGTGCGCTGAAAAATATAAATAAAACCAATGTGGATTTTGGTGATTTTATATATAATGTAACTTATGATATGAAATCGTTAGGTAGTAACAAGATGGTTACCAAAGAGACATTTACGGACAAGGGTAGTAAAAAGGTTCGCCAAAATGAAATTACAATGCTAATAGAAGATAAAGAATATATTTTAAATATGGCTCGAAACGCCGGTTTCATACAGCACTCACAATTTGATTTACCCGATGATTCTAATCAACACGTTATAGTTTTTGAAAGAATCGGTTAGAATTATCTTTATTATTAATTGTCATGTATCATTACATTGTATTAGGTGTATAGTTGAACAAAAATGAATATTTTACAATATCTGATAATTATACGAAATATGTATAGTATAATTATCTTACGTAACGACCGGCACGCGTGAAAGAATCTACTGTGAAAATTACAAAAACACCTAACATAGCATACAAAACAAATTCCTCCATTATATTATCTGTTTTTTCCGATTGTTGTTGTTCAAGTAAGTGTATCATGTAATTAATCTTCTCAGTAAGTATATCGCCATTTCCTAAACCTTCTACTGTGTGATTTGGTTTATATGTAATTCTACCATTGTATGTGTCTTTAAAATCGCTCATATTTTCCTGTTTTAAATTATTTGGACTAAACATACTGGATACTGGTTTATTGTTATTTGGTATATGTTTATTTATAGTTTCCATTCCCTCTTTTTTGTCAGTTATGTAATGTTCCTTAAAATCTGTATGATTGCTTGGTTTATTATTTAATGGTTCAAAATTTTCTAAAGAAGACCCACCGTTGTCTGGTTTTAGTTTACTCATCAAGTCTAAAACGAGTTTATTCTTTCCTTTTTGTTCGTCTGAATCTTTCTCTAGATTAATCAATGTGGTTTGGTCGTCAACCAGGGTTTGGACGTTGGAAATTGTAGAGGAACGCTTTTTATTCTTATTCGTTTCTGTTGTAAATGGTGATGCATATATAGCCAATGACATTCTACTATATTATTAGAATAATTATTATTGAAAATAACAAATTATCTAAACATAACGTATATGATGGGAAATATTCAATCTAAAATTAAAAGTTTTCAATCCAATATTAATTCCTATATTCAAAACATTAACAATAGTAAAATATTCGCTGGATTAATGATAATAATTCTTAATATTACTTCTAAATTTGTAAACTTCCGCTTTAGTAAAAGCGTAGAACGATATTTGAAATACACATTTAGCAAACAAATATTAATTTTCGCCATTGCCTGGATGGGAACGCGCGATATATATATATCATTGATTGTTACAGCAAGTTTCATATTGTGTTTTGATTATCTATTTAATGAAGATAGTGTTTTTTGTTGTTTACCTAATTCTATTATTGAAAACTTAAAAAAGTTAGATGATGACGACGCAGTTGCCGAAGAAGATATGAAAAAGGCACAAGAAATAGTTGAAAAATACGAAAATCAAAAACTTAAAAAAGAGAGTACTGATGAAAATAAACTATTGGCGTTTTAACAGGTTTTTTAATGTCGTATTATTATAGAATAATATTATGACAACTCCTACTAAATTAAAATCATCGTTTGGTTCTGTTGTTTTTACTACAAATATACCAGGAGACAAAGAACATACATTAAACCCAAATCAAATTTCTTATAGCGACAATCTTGATTTCAAACTAATAAATGCTACGAATAAATTGTATTATTACAATGAAAAAATTATAAATAAAAACTTTTTTTCTGATAAAACGCGGTCTAGTGCTTTGAATATTCTATTTAATAAAAATAGATTTGATAAAATCAAAGAGAATAACTTTTCACGCAATGATTTTGATGCGCATACAGATAAAGATAAAAACAAAAAGGAAATTGTATCTAGTAACTTAATGTCGTATCTCGAAAATTTGTTCACTACCTTTCCAAAAAGTAATAATGTAAAAAAAACCAGCAAAATAAATGAATTTGGTGGATTGAAACTGGACCTGCCATATACCAACGTTCCATATACATACTTAGAAATTAATGGGGTTCCTCATACGGTATCTCGTGTGTTGTATTATGATGATAAAAAAGATAGTAGTACACTAGACATTTTGAATGATTATAATGAATTCGAAAAGTGGTATGATAACAAAAATGTTGAAAAGGTTTTCACTGCTCCAGTCGAGAATGATTTTAAAAAATTATTCGATAATAATACGACTAAAAATAATTTATATAATACTTTTGGCAATAAAGGAGTTGATAGTAAAACAACATTGGGTATTTATAAAAAAAATATAGAACATATAAGAAAATTCTTAGATAGTAATGAGATACCATCTGGTAGTTGGTCAGTACAACAATTTAATGATTATTTTTTTGGTAATAAACCTGATCCTCTATTCGGCGATGAAAGTAAAATTATGAAAAAAATAAATGAAAAAGAAATAACAGAAATAACAGCAATAACGACATTAATAGGAAATTTTAAAAAAAAGGTATCCGAACAAGGGATACTTGTTAAAGGTTCTGCTTCTATCATTCTTAATAAAAAATCTAAATTAACCGAATTTGTAGAATTGGTCAGAAACCTACTACAAGAAATAGAACCAAAACTCAACGTTCCTAAAAAATTATGGATAGATTTGGAATGGACTGAAGACCCTGATGTAAAAAAACCAAATACAGAAACAACAACGTCAGAATTGGAACGATTACAAAAATCATATGAAGCAAAACAAGAATTATACGAATTATACAATAAAGATGGAGAAGGTTCTCTTTTGATAACAAAAATAATGATAAATCTTCGAGATTATAGCAATAAAGGTACGATAGAAACTGCTCGCATTGACGAAGAAATAAGTAGTTTCAATCAGGCTATCCAAATAATATTTGAAAAATACCAAAAATTAAATTTAATTCAAGGAGAGAAACTAAAGGATTTAAATAACGCGTATAATTTAAGTCGTATATTATCTGAACAATTCAAACAAATAAAAAAACCATTTGCTTTGAATAGTTCATTGTTTCCGAGTTATAAATTCAAAGATATTATAGAATTATTAGATTCGTTTATGATACATTATGAATTATATTCTTCGTTACAAAATAAAATGTATAATGTAGAATTGTTAAATGCTAAATATAGCAAATACAATGAATACAAACAGTATATCGATTTCGTAAAAAAAATCAACCAAATTTACGAACACAGAGAAGATTTTGAATTGGAAGATATAGAAAAAAAAATTAATAACGGTGAGTTAATTAAAATAAGAAAGGACAGTGGTTTTGAAAATGAATATATAAGACTGCATATTGATTTAATTAAAGGAAAGGTTAATGATGAAGTTGCTAAAAAGATTGACTGTGAATATAAAGACAACGACCTGGTTGAAAGGTGGAATAAATTAGATATGATAAAAGACGATAGTGATGAAATCGAACACATGCATTATTTTAATGTTGGCAATAAAGAGGATAATACGTCGAAAACAACTGCTAAAGGTGGAAAATCGAGAAGAAAAAGAACTAGAAAACGACGAAGTATCGCGAATAAATGTTCACGCAAAAGATAAAAAAATGTATATATATTTATTTTATTAGTATTAGATGGATAGTTCAATTATTTAGTTATTTTACTTTGTCCAATTTCGGTTTACTATTCACATATTTACCAGCTATGTCTCCTATATCTCCGTCTGCTTCTACATTATATATGTCTCCGTCGGTTGTGTTTGTCGCATAATATGTCTTGTTGTTTATTTTTACCTCAAACACCTCTTCTTCTTCTTCTTCTACTTTCTCTTCCTCTTCCTCTTCAACTTCCTCTTCTTCTTCCTCTTCTTCTTCTTCAACTTTCTCTTCCTCTTCCTCTTCAACTTCCTCTTCTTCTTCCTCTTCTTCTTCTTCTTCAACTTTCTCTTCAACTTTCTCTTCAACTTTCTCTTCAACTTTCTCTTCAACTTTCTCCTCTTCGACTTCCTCTTCTTCCTCTTCGACTTCCTCTTCTTCCTCTTCCTCTTCCTCTTCCTCTTCCTCTTCCTCTTCGACTTCCTCTTCTTCTTCTTCTTCAACTTCTTCCTCTTCCTCTTCCTCTTCCTCTTCCTCTTCCTCTTCCTCTTCTTCTTCTTCTTCCTCTTCCTCTTCCTCTTCCTCTTCCTCTTCCTCTTCTTCTTCCTCTTCTTCCTCTTCTTCTTCTTCAACCTCTTCCTCTTCCAATTTTTTATCATCAATGTTAATAATGTCAATAATATCAATTGGAATGATAATTTCAATATCACTATCATTGTCAGTTGAAATACTTACAATCGGTTCATTTTTAATAACAACTTCTTTAATTTCATAAGATATATTAGGTTTTCTATAAACATCTGGTGTGGAAGCACATGTATATTGTGGTTTGTAGTTATTTGTTTGGTTGCACTCACAGTCTTGTTTATTGTTGTTTGATGCGAACATATGCGCATTTCTGGTAATGAGTTTGATGAGTTTTTTAAGATCTTTGTTCTTGCGTTTAATACGTTTATTCTCTGCTAGTAGTTTACTTACAATCGGTAAGTTTTTAATATAATAGTAATTTTCCTCGGCAGTATTTTTGAAATGTGACATTTTCTTTATAAATATTGGTTTTTTCTTCTATATTCTTTGGATAATTTATAAATCAATTTTTATAAATTATTATTTAATTTTATTACATTTTATTACATTTTATTACATTTTATTATATTTCTATCATTTCCCACTCTGGTAAGAATAAATCTTTTGTGTTATCTTTACA